TGCAGCGCAGGCGGAATAATCAGCTTACGCGGCTTTGCAGCAATCAGCAGACCACGCTCATCGGTCCATGCAGCGATTTGAATCACTGCGTTTTCCAGAGCAGTCTCATTCAGGTCAGTCGCAACTGCCGGAATGTTGCTGTTGGTGCCACCAGATACCAGCGGGTGCAGGCTGGAGAACAGGGCAACGCCATCGCCACCGGGGTAGCTGTTGGAGAAACCGTTGTTCAGAACCGAAGCTGCCTTAACCTGTTTGGTATAAGACATAGCCCGAGCCAGAGCCTTGGTATAACGAGCCGAGAGGCTGTCATACAGGTTGTCCTCAATAGCCTCTTCCGTGATGGAGAAGCCGAGGGCGATGGTCTCGTGGTTATACCGAGCCGTAAATGCTTCCTGTGCGTTGTCATAAGCGATGGCAGAACCTTCGTTTTTGACCGGTGCAGCAGAGAAGCCAGACAGCTTGGTCTCTTCTTCGAAGGAACGCTCAGAGGTCTCAGTTTCGTAGATCTCTTTGTGTTCTTCACCATATCGTGCGTACTCCATACCAAACAAGGCGTTCAGTCCGGGGAGCAGCTCTTTCAGTAATTGTGCGCGTGAAATAGCCATTTAGTCGCTCCTTATTTGCCGATGGCGTTGTAGTACGAGTGATACCCGGCGTTGAACTTAACGATCACTTCGGGGTACACGATATTGCCACCGGACAGATACGAGGTATCAGGCACCAGATCAACGATACGGAACGGTAATGCGGTAGTTACGTTGTTGTAATAGATGCCAGTCTGTGCATTTCCAGAGGTAGCGTCACCAGAATTCAGAACCAGAACTGCGTTGGTTCCAAGAGCGGTTTGCTGAACCGGAGTGATGTCCAGACCTGTCGTATTGGCGGTAGCGCCAACAGAAGCAACCTTGAACAGTGCGTCCGGATCATCAACGATGTAAGCAAATGCATCGGTAACGCCAGAAGCAAAGCCGGGCCAGTACTGGCTGTAGGTGGGCTGCTTGGTCGTTGGGTTGGTGTAGCGGCATCCAACAAAGACGCCCAGAACACCGGGGATGTTAGCAGGATCGTTCTGGTTTTCCAGAGTCGAATTGATAACACAGCCGCTTGTGTCTAGCTGAACAACAGCGCCGTTATAGATGGCGGTGTTGTAGTTGACAGCAGAGGTCGTGATAGCAATTTGACGAGTCGAACCAGCAAATACCTGCCCGCCGATCAGATTGATCGGCTTCAAGCCATAAGGCTTGCTAACGGTAGGATAAGCCATGTAAAACTCCTAAAAGTTATTTAGAACCATTACCAAATCCCACACCACGCGTTGTCGTCGATTTTTTCTCGCTGAACAACGGCATGCGGGGGTCACTATTTCTCATGAAGTTGTTATCCACAGACTCCATTTGAGCAGTAGCATGTTTCAGGTAGTACTCGTTGCGTGACTTAGCCAATTCTTCCGGCATCGAACACAGCATAAGCCCACCAATTTCAACATTGCCGTTTTTGTTTGCTTCAAGCATCAGTTCGGGGTAATCCTCCGCCCTGACGGGTTCCCACCCTTCACGCATTTTCTTGGACACGTTAGGCGCGTAAGCCTGACCAAGAACCTCGGTAGCAACCCAACGATGGACTATACCGGGGCGTTTATCGGGGGTAGGGAGAGTGCTAGCAGGCACATAAACTGTACGAGCTTCGCTCTCACGTGTTTGAAGTGTTCTAGGTTTGCGGTCCTGTTGACCATCACGACTAATTCTTTCAGACATGTTAAGACTCCGAGGTTAGTTTAAGTACTTCACGAGCGTACTGATCGTTGGTAAGACCCAGACGCCGAGCTATCGACTCCTGCGTTTTGGTCAATTGGACTTTCGTCTTCTTACCAGCAGTACGAGTTGGAGCAGCAACAACGGTTGCCGGACGTTTTACTTCCCTCTTTGTCTCACCGAAATAGTCGGGAAACACTTCACGCATGCGAGCGTCAATCCGCTCGTAGTACTCATCACTGCGGGGGTCTGTTCCCGCATCGACCAGTTTCTTATGCACCGCCAGCGCGAGACTGGTCATCTCATCATCTGCTCCAAACCACTGATTCCGCGCCTGCCATTTGGCAGCTTTGGGATCAGTCTGAACAGCCGATTGCTGTGGCGTTGGTTGACTATATACCTCTGTTTCTGGGATTTGTAAAGCTCTAGGCGTAAAAGCTTTTGCCTGCTCAAAACGGTACCGGGCTACAGCCAGTTCTTCTTGCGCTGCAATAATTTGGTCCGTGTCGTAGGCTTCCTGAGCCTCCTTCAGTTTTTGCCGCGCGACCTGCAACTCCAACTCAGCCTTGGACTGCATGGTCGTACTCTGAACTTGAGCCGAAGCGTTGTAGTGCTCCCGCAGGCGCTTGTTCTCATCCAAAAGCTGCTGGGCTAACCGAGTAGCTTCCTCCCGTTCGCGGACCGCCGCTTCTTTGGCGCGCCGCTCATCATGCCGGGCATGGGTTAACTCCTTCAGCCGCTTTTGAACTTTTTCGCTGTATTCAGCAACCTCATCGTCGGTTACGTCTTCGACTTCCCGGTTTAGTGGCTTGCGGCCACGATCTTCTTCGGGTGTGTCGTCTACGACCTCTAACTCAATGTCGCCTTCTTCAACGTCCTGCTCCTGCGATGCTTCTTTTGTAGCTACATCGTCCTGCTCATCGGGAAACTTATACTCTTCTTTATCGTTAATTGCCATTTATTAGCTCCTTACGCGCGGGTGTATCCGCGTGGGTCTTCAACAACTGCTTCCACTTGGTCGTCGTTCAATAGACGGAACTCTCGCCCATGAATTTTGAACCGAGTACCTGAGTAAGCCCTTACTAACACAAAGTCACCTTCCTTACACCAAGGCCCGGCTGGGAACTTGGCGGTGTCTTTGTATGCGTCTGGTCCCACCTTTATGACGAATAGCACCGTGGTGCTGTGTTCCTCAATCTTGGTAATGGACTCAGGCTTTAGTAGATCCGTACCACTAAACCGGTCTTCTACTTCGGGCAGGGCACACAGAATCTTCCAGCCTTTCGGCTCTGGTAGCTGTGTGGCTTTTGGCATGTCTTCCTGTGGCAACTCCTCAACGACTTCAGTCATCAGACTCCTCAACTTTCTTGGCAAGGGACAGCAGATGGGCCTCTGCGAGCGCTAGCCCTTGAATAACCCCGCAGAGTTTTTGATACTGGTCAAACGTTTGGCATGCACCGTTGGCTAAGTCATCGGTGTAGTTATTCATATCCTCACGGATCTTTTTGCGTAGAACGTCTACGAATGAGTTGATCACTTAGGCGTCTCTCCTTTCTTGGTATCTTTAATTAGTGCAGCGCCAAGTTTGGCGTTTTCTGTCATCTGTTTCAGTTCCAGCTCCTGTTCGTCCAAGGCGATTCGCAGCATCGCTTCTTTCTCCCTAAGCGCCAGTTCACGTTCTTTAGCCTGCGCATCAAGGGCGACTTTCTGAGCCTTGGTCTGAGCCTCTTGGGCCTTAATCTGCATCTCGGCCTGCTGCATCTGCACAACAGGATCCTGCATCTGCTGCATGGTTTGGATGGCTTGGGCCTGTTTCTGGCTGGCAAGCAACACCTGCTGAGAAGCCGCAGCCACCAGACGGGAGACCTGAACCTCAAGCTGCTCCGGCATATCTTCATCCGGGGGTGGCAGGGCCATACCCAACTGCTCTTGGATCTGGTTACGGTATTTAAACCCTACGTGCTCGGCAATATGCGCCTGTAGCGCGGCCATCATCTGCTGAGCCATCGGGTTTTGCCCAATCATCTGCATGATCATTGGATCCTGCATCATGGACATGTGCACCTGAATATGGGCCTCATGGTCCTGATATATAAAGGCTTTAAGCGGCTTGCCTTTAAGCGCTTCCATGTTTTCCGACACAGGGTCGCGGGGTTTGAAGTCATCCTCAACTGGCACAAGCTTGGCGGCATTCTTAATACCCAGCACTTCCAGCATCTGCCTGTGAAGCTGTGGCAGATCGTAGATCTGAGGGGCTGTCTGCGATAACTGAATGACCGCTTGGTACTGAACAACCCGCTGCGAGATGGTTGCCGCATTGGGATCTGACACAGGGATGATCTCTACCTGATCGTAGTCTGACTTCTTAGCCTTACGGTCAGCCGTTTCTGGATCGTAGTCGTAATCCTCATCGGTGTAGTCACGGATGATGGCGGCAAGAAGTTGAAGCTCCTGTTTGAAGGCATAGTGCACCCGAGCCTGAACTGCGCTCATAACTTTGAGCATGCGCTCCAGCAACGCCAACGTAGTGCCCACGGGCGCCTGCGCCGACATATCGCTGATCTTCATATCTGCCGTAGCGGCAAATCGACGACCTTCTTCTACGATGGTACCAAGTAACTGATATAGCGTGGCACTTGGCTCTTTATATGGCAGCGGCAGGATGTTGTCCCGAATGGCGCCAGATGACACGTCCACATCTCTAAACTCACCCGGAGCAATCGGGGTGTCATCCCCTTTAATCCGCAGCCCTCTGGTTTTCAAGCCACCCGGCAGGTTAGATAGCGTACCCGCGTCAACCAACTGCCTCATAATGGATGTGGCACTACGGGCAAAGCCACCGATTAGGTGGAATAGCCCAAAGCCGTATATGCCAAAACCCGGTATGTAGGTGTAATGCACGAAATGACTGCGACGCTCTTTGGTCTCATCATCTTCGTAATAGTTACGGCGGATCGACAGAACCGTGCCTGTCTCAGCCATGATTGTGACGATGTAAGGCAGCGCAATCCCAGTATCTTCACCGTCTTCTTTGTCTTCATATCCCGGTAAGTCCAGATTGATCTGTACTTCAAAAAGTACATACCGGTCATCGTTCATGCTGGAGAACCCGGTCTCCTTGTCTTTGCGTTCCTGCAGTTCGTTCTTGATCTTTGGCGGATCACCTAACTCTATGTCGCGGTAAAAGCCTGCCACCTGCAGCTTGCGGATCTCATTCTTAGTCTTATACATCCGGTGCGTTACACGCTCGGCTGTCTCCAGACTTGATGCCCCGTATGAAATGATCACATCTTCTGCGGGCACAAAGATTGACATCTGACGCTGTACGCCAACGTCGTAGTACACCTTCTTAAATGCAGACCCTGCTGCTGGCAAATTCCACAACATGCGCTCATGCTCACCCCGAAACTCAACCATCCGTTCCGTTAGCTCATAGTTCATGTCTTCTTTGACACGCTGTGCGGCTTCTTCTTTTGCCCGCGTATCTTTGCCAATGATCTTGGTTTTAACCGGACCCTGTGCAGGGAAGGTCTCCATGATCGTCTCAGACTGAAAGCGCACAACCGCTTCCGTAATCATCGGATGGAACACACCGCATGCGCCGTTCCACGGCTCGGTACGCTCCTCATACTTCAGACCCATCAAGGTCAAGCCTTCCTTATATGTATCTTCCCAATCTTTGCGGGAGTTCAGATCGCCTCGGATATCTTCCAGCATGTCACTGCCCATAGTCTGAAGTTCGCCTTCATCCATGTCTTCAGCTAAGTTCTTATAGAAGTCATCTTCCTGCTCTGTAGGCTCAATCTCAATTTCTAGCCCGTCAATCCCGATACTTACGGATTCAGGATCTACAACTTCAATCTCAATATCCGGGCCTTCCATGAGGGCAGCTTCTTCTTCAATACCCACGGGTGCCTGATACAGCGCTTTTTCTATAGCCATGATTTGTCCTTAGTAATACGCCGCCTTGCGGCTTCTCCAAAATATAGGCTCGTCCTGTTCATCTGAGGGCAACGTAATAAACCCCCCGTTTCTGAACCGTAGAAGCGCCTGTGTCATCGTGTCCACGTAGTCGTCGTGCTCCCCAACAGGAAACGCAACGATCTCTTCAATCACATCCTTTGCCCATCTACGATCAGGCGCCCATACCGCACCGCTTGCAAATATGTCACTTACGGCGTTCACCCGTGCGTACTTATCGTTACCCCGGCTAGGCGTAAACTCATCCACTGGTATGCCCATACGTCTTAATTCCTGAATAAGTGGCGCTCCGGCTGCTTTCTTTTCCACCAGAAACGAATCTGGCTTCCATTCCTTATACTGCTTAAGCGCTACTTCTTTAAGTTCGGGGAACTCCATCCGATCTTTGAACGCATCTAACAAAATAAGGCTGGGCCTGCTGCCTTCTTCTTCGTTGTACCACACCCCCCACGTTGTACACGCCGTGTAGTCGCTTGTGGTCTTGGCTTCATGCGCCGTATCCCAGCTCTGAATGATGAATTCACACTGCGGTGGGTCATCTGGCTCCCAAATCCGCCACTGTGTACGCTTAATAAACGCTGCGGAGTCCAAAGTTGGCTGCTGCATGTACTGTGCGTTCCAATACCGCGCATCCATCGCCATCTTTTTCTGTTTTAGCTGCTCAAGCGGCCACTGTTCAGGCCAAAGCGACTTCTCCTTCTCCGTATCCTCGTGCAATATGGCGGGCAGCTCGACAATTTCCCACTGATCGGCGTCTGGATTGCGGATTTGGTACTGCATCAGCCTTCCCGTCAGGTCTACCAACGACCATCGGGTCATAATTACTATGATTGCGCCTCCCGGCATCAAACGTTGAAGCGGTCCGGTCTGAAACCAGCTCCATGCGTTATCAAATGTGGCGCGGCTGTTAGCTTTGATATCCTGTTCTGAGTGTGGATCATCAATAACGAATAAATCTGCACCACGGCCAGCAAGAGCACCACCAACACCAACAGCGTAGTACTGACCGCCAGCAGAGGTAGACCATTTTCCCGCAGCTTTTTGATCATCTGCAACCAAAGTGTTTGGAAAAACCGTCTTATATTCATCTGTATCAATCAAATTTCGCACCCTGCGGCCAAAATCCTCCGACAAACTGGCCGTGTGCGTCGCCATAATGATCTTCTTATCAGGATATTGCCCTAAAAACCACGCCGGGAACAGATAGGAAGAGAACTCAGACTTACCCATACGGGGTGCGATGTTGATGATGACGCGTTTTTTGCGTCCTTCGACCACATCTTTGAAGATCTGCCCCAGCTTTCGGTGGTGTGCGCCTTCTTTAAAGCCCGGATATATGGCATGTGCGAAGGCTGTCATGGAAGTTTGCGCTTGTTTTAGCTTAAGCCTGCGCTCTTGCTCCTCAAGTTCTTCCAAAAACTCAAGTTTTTCTTCTGGCGTCATACTCGCCAGCAGCGTTCTGATCTCCGCTTCACTCAGACGCTGCATCATCTTCTTTCACTTCAACGTCAACGGCGTCCTTGTTGCGCTCTTCCTTTTCTTTTGCCTCTGCCTCCACAGTCTTACTGAGCTGATCTAGCTTGGCACGGATGCGGTTATCCAGTTCATCATCAGCCAACTGATCTTTTTTAACCTCGATGCGCTCTGTAAATAGGCCCACCTCTGTGACCTTGCCCAATAACTCAATAGCTTTTAATCGTATCCGGGCGTCTGGGTGCTCCATCTCTTCTACTAGCTGATGCACCGCTTTGCCGCGTATTTCTTTAGCCTGCTGCACGAACTCCCAGTCGTAGGCGGTCAGCATCGCCACCGTTTTTCGCACGGCGGCTGGCACCTTCAGATTAAGTAAA